TCCCTGCCTGCGATGCGGAGAGTGTGTCTGATGAGTTCGATGATGATGACGTTTAGAATTAACAGCAATTCACCCCTCTATCAATGGGTCAAACAATTGGAAGACGCTGGGGAGTCTGTGAGTGAGGCTATACGGTCCCGTTTGCTCTCTCAACTCGCGCAAGATGTCAATTCCACTTATTATCCCCATTATCTAGTTCATATGAAAAACTCAGAGAATTGGATTCTTGCAATGCGAATTATGCCCACTGGTCACCGTGACTTGATGTTGGCTGCTATAGAAACGCATCGTGGCGGTTTAGATATGACTGCTACCAACTGAAAGGTAGAGTTGGTATCCGGGGTTGAGTAATTCTCCATGCTTGAGTCAGCGGTTCAACCAATTGTTTCTGCCATAGCTCTTCAAAGATATAATCAATGATGGGCTCGGTTATTTCTGATTGAATAGCCGGGACCACAGTTTCAAAATAATCCCGAGGCATGTCCCTCGGGTCTTGAAGAACGAAATCTCTGACAGTTTCCCACTCCCCTATTCCGGTAGCCTCAACAATAAGTCCAGTGGCAAAGACTCCAGCCGCTGCGCCGATCCAATAAGGTGCTAGAGTTCCAAAAAAGAAATGGGGGGCAACCACTGGGGCAACTGCAACTGCAAACCATGCAGTATCTTTGGCTGCTTCCGCCCAATCACCTTTCTGGTAATTCTCTTCCATCTCTCGCTGGTAGCGTAGAAGTAAGTAGCCAGCGGTAATCCCCCGGGCTACCCCCACCTTGGTGACCACATCAAGTCCCCGGAGCGAGTTCGTATGATCGGAATTGCCTCATCAGATAAGTCAATTCCTTTTCCTTTGCGATGATAGCTGCAACGACGTAATTGCAAGCAGGCAAATGGACAGTTTGTCCGCTGGAGCCCGGAGCCAATACGTAAACGACTCTGGTACAGTATAGTTTCTGCGCGCTGGTCGCTGCCCCGGTTCCCCAAGTGGTAACGCCTTGCAGTCCCAAGTCACTCCATTGAGTAGAAGTCTGGTACATTCGCATTCTTCCATAAATTATTTGCTCCATATTGAAAACAGACCGGGGGAACCCGGGAGGGTCTCCGTCACCGGTAGTATATGTGAAAGCATTGAGTAATGTAGTATCGTCAATGAACTCCGTCGACACCATATCCATGACAAAGCATGGAGCTGTACCAAAGACGGAATGAGCTTCTTGGATTGTGACTTGTTGAATGAAGGTGGTAAGCATATCAATGTTATAACCAGAGAGATCGAAATATGACCTATTGGCAAAGGTTGGGGTAGCTACAGCATCCAACACTTCCCAATTGCTCCCTGTGAACGCAGCCGGAAAGGTAGGGGCTGGGGAAGTACCCAAGGCCACATCAAGATGGTCAAGCGTCCTATCCAGTAGGCGCGGGCCTTCGAGCGTCATGACTTCTTCACCGCCTTGTGTGCTTTCTTAGCCAGAGCAGCGAAGGAAGACCGAGGGTGTTTCTTCTTCAGAGCCTTGTAAGCCTTGGCGTACTTCTTGTTGTATGCTGAAGGACCACGTTTTGAGCGTTTCTTTTCCTTGGGTTCATAGGCTCGACGGGCTGTCTTTCGGACTTCGCCGGTGGTCGTTGAGTGAGTGTGTAGCGCTTCACCACACCGGGGACAGTATCGAGGCATTCAAAAGCCTCATGCGTCATTTGCCGTTTGTTGTATCGCAATACTCATCCAGTCAGAGGATCCCAACTTTACCACAGAGCAACGTATCCTAACGGTTACGAATTGGTCATTAGCTGCATTTGAGTTGGAACCGTTGATTCCAGCGCAGAGGAACATGGAATCATTCACAACCAGGTAGGCTTCAGACAGTTTATTGGGGCCGAAATTATCCGGGAAAAGGTCACTAACATGGGATGCTATGTTATTTGGCTGGTCGATACACAGTGCTGAGGATGCGATCAGAGATTGATTATCGGCTCTGACAAGTGCCGTCCCGGGATTCAGAGATGTGAGTTGAGTAGTGATGGATCCCGAACCCACTAGGAAGTCCTCAACATTGCCGCTGAAACCTGTACCATTTTGGAAGATGAAGTCGACGGAATGGACCGCAATCGCTTGACCGGTAGGCACATTTACGTATGCCCCCAAATCTATAGTTCCTTGTACTCTGAGGGGAGCTGCCGATGCCGCGGGGAAAGTTACCGTCTCAGTCAGATAAAATGTTCCAGTCTTTGCTGTCGCCATAGGTAACGGGTGCGGACCCCGGTCTAAAAGGGTTGGTCCGCGCTCCGCCCTACAGTTAATCTTGAATATAATCATAAGGAGGGCCCCGCTCGCAGGGTACACTGGCTGAGTGCGCACTGTTTCATAGGCAGCCAATCATCATCATCAATGAAAGTATTAGGGATCAATTTGATTTCGTAGAGTGTTCGTACGTCTTACATACTATATACTAGTAGCTCATGGGATATAATATGCCGAGGAAATGCAAACAGTGTGGACGGATGACCCGCACACAGATGGTAAGATTAGGTCAAGCGGAACTTATTGTCTGCTACGACTGCGCAGACAAGCAAAAGAACCTGAAGAGGTGGATGTAATGGTGAAAAATGGTCTCTGCACCTCTGGCTTAGAGGTGTTAGACGTAGAAGATGAGATATGGGCCTACTTGAGAATACGCCGAGCAAAGGCACGGTGTAGTTGTGATGCATTTCAAACTAAAATGAATAGGCGAGTGAGAGTATTCACTCAGAAGCAGATAGACCCACCGGGTCACCGCTCATGTGCCCCCTTGATGGCCCATGGACCCTACCCTGAGTTGAAGGTTTGTTGCTGGGTGTGTTGTGATTGCGAGATAATGAGGATGCTTGAGGATGTGAAAGCATGAAGTGCTTGTGTGATTGGGTAATCTATTATCCCGAAGAGAATCCCTGCCTGCGATGCGGAGAGTGTGTCTGATGAGTTCGATGATGATGACGTTTAGAATTAACAGCAATTCACCCCTCTATCAATGGGTCAAACAATTGGAAGACGCTGGGGAGTCTGTGAGTGAGGCTATACGGTCCCGTTTG